AGTCGGGGCGTTGCGCCCCGACTGCCGTGAGCGAAAGCTAGGCGCGGTTCGCCAGGGTGACGAAGGTCGACTGCTTGTCGGCGCCCTTGAACGGCGTGATCGGCTTGTTGTCGACCGGCTGGCCGTCGACCCGGTAGATGAACCGGAACGCCTGCTCGTCGGTGAGGAACGCCACGTGGATCGAGGTGGCGTACTGGATGTCGCCCTTGTCGATCATCACGTACTGCGTCGGGTCGGTGAGCACGATGTCGCCCTCGGTGCCGAGCGTGTCACAGTACTCGATCGGCTTCACCGGCCGGCCGAACAGCGTGCCGTAGGGAGAGGCCGACAGGCCGCCCGGCGGCAGGTAGACCGGCACGCCGCCGGTGCCGATCACCTGGTGCAGCGCCATCAGCTGCGGCGTGGTGTCCTGGTTCACCCACCACTCCGCGTTCGGAATCGACCGGGCCGGCAGCCGGGCGAACATCTTGGTCACGTTCTCGAACAGGAACGTCTTTGCAGCCTGGCCGGTCTCCTTGGCAATCGCGATCTTGCCGCCGCCGTTCTTGAAGCCGAGCGGTTGCGCGGTCCCGTCGCCCTCGAAAATCGAGGCGTCGACCATGAACGCGAACTCCTCGGGAAACGCCTCAGCGATGACGCCGGCCAGGGCGACCGAGTCCTGCAGCATCTCGCTGGTCGCGTACAGCAGCCCGGCCAGCTTCTTGAGCTGAAGGTTCATCTGCCGGAACTTCGGGCGGGACGGGGTGAGAGAATCTCCCTCGCCGATCCAGTAGGTCTGCAGGCCGCCCCAGCGGGCGCCGGTGGTCCGGTTGTCGTCCTTCAGGCCGTTGATCTTCAGGCCGTTGGCCCGCGCCGAGATCGGGATCCGGCGCACCCGGCTGCCGATCATCGATCGGTCGAAGGTCCGGCGCAGCAGGCCGTCGGCGATGTCCTTCTCGACCAGGAACCCGCCATCCTCGGCCAGGGTCTCGTTCGAGCCGAGCGAGGCCTCGATCAGCAGCGGGTCGACACGTCCGCTCAGCTTGGCCCGCCGCACCGCCGACAGGAGATCGCCGAACGCCGCCGTCTGCGCCTGGCTCAGGGTGCCGTTCGCCGGCACCGCGTGCGCGCTCGGCGGCAGGTGGCGGTACTTCGCCATGAATGACTTCGCCTGCTCCGGATCGATCTCCGCCGGGTCGAGGCCGGCCGCCTTGGCGCCCTTGAGCTTCTGCAGCTTCTCGAGGTTCACGATCTCGGCGTCCAGCGTCTCGACCTCCGCCGCGGCGGCGTCGAAGTCCGCCTGGCGGGTGTCGCTCTCCGCAGCCGCGAGCGCGGCTTCCATCTTGTCATATGCCTTCGCGCGGTCCTGCTGAAGGCTCACGAGGTCTCGGGGCATGGAAGTCTCCTTTCGCCCAGTGGGAATGGACGCCGAAGGGCGTCCGGTTCTGCCGCGGCCTTCGCCGGGGATCTGCTTATTGAGGCTTGAGGGCGGCCGCCCGGCGCTCGTTGGCGACCTTGCGGCGCAAGGCGCCCAGGGTCGCGTCCTGGCTCTGGACCCGGTCCGCCATGCCGGCGGCGATCGCCGCCTTGCCGACCTTGAGACCGCCCTGGCCGAACTCGGCCCGCACTACCGCCGCGGTCACCTTGCGGCCGCGGGCGACGTCGGCGATGAACTCCTGCTCGATCGCGTCGAGGGCCGAGACGATCACCGCCCGGCCGTCGTCGGTAGTGGGGTCCGGCCGCTTGTCCGGTGCGTTGGTCGAGACGATCTCGATCCACATATCGCCCTCGCTGTCGGGCTCGACCTGCTTGGGCACCGCCGCCACCACGCCGATCGAGCCGACGATACCGGTCCGCTCCATGGCGATCTCCGACGCCGCGGTCGCAATCCAGTAGGCGGCCGACGCCGCGGTGCCGGCGACATGGGCAACGATGGTCTTGCGCTTGGCGGCCGCGGCCACCGCGTCGGCGAACGAATTGATGCCCGACACCGCGCCGCCCGGGCTGTCGATCAGCAGCATGATGGCGCCGACCTCGGCGCTGGCCAGCGCGGCCCTCAGGTCGTTGTGCAGGACGGAGATCGAGGTCGCGCCGGACATCTCGGTCATCATGTTGGCGCGCGGGAAGATCGGCCCGACGACGGGCACCACGGCGACGCCGTCCACCACGTAGGCGCGATGGGCGCCGGCCAGGCGCTGGGCGCCCGGGCCCGCCATCAGGTCGAAGTCGCGCTTCTGCCAGTCGCGGGCCGCCTCGATCTCGGGCGCGCCCTGGTTGCGGCTGGCCAGAGCCGAAAGCAGGGGCAGCCACGAGGGATCGATCGCCCACGGCTCGGCCGTGAGCGCCTGGAAAGCGCGGGTCATCGGTTGGTCTCCTCTGTGAACAGCCGCGCCCTCACGGCGCAGTCCTTCGCCTCTAGCAGCTTGCGCAGCCCGGCGGTCCGCTCAGGGTTGCGCGGCAAGGTTTCGACCATCCGCTCCGCCAGTTCGGCGAAGGGCCGACTCACCTGAGCCAAGTGCTCAGGCAGGTGCGCCCATTCGAAGAATTGCAGCATGGGTTCCGGGGCCATGGGATCACCGTCCGTTGAGATAGAGGGGCTCGCCGGCGGGGCCGGTCAGCGCCGAGAGACGCGGTGGCACATGGCGTGCGCCGTTGAGCCGCGTCGGATCGACGGCGGCGAACGAGACCGGCGACCAGTCGGGCTGGGCCGCGCGCTGGCCGGGCTTGGGCTCCGCCGGATCGTCCTTCATCGGATCCTCGCCGGCCGGTGTCATGTTCATCGGCACCAGGTAGCTTTTGCCGACGCCGTTGGGCAGGGCGTTGCGGTTCTCGGTTTCGCGGACGTCGTCGGCGCTGAGCCAGCCCCACTGGCGACCGATCGCATGGGCCCGGTAGCGGCTCAGGATGTCGCCGCGCATCAGGCCCTCGAGATTGTGCTCGACCTTGTAGAGTTCGCGCTCGGCGGGCGTCAGACAGGCAATGGCGATCGCCGATTCGATGCATTTGGCCATCGCCGAGACCGGGCCCGTCACATACTCGAGGCCCTGGTGCTCGATGTTGCTGAACGTCGCGCGGTCGAGAATGCCGATCTTGTGCGGCGGAACCCGGTACATTGTGCAGGCCTGGACCGCCTGCTCCTTGCGCGTCTCGAGCAGCTGGCTGTCGGACGGGTTGGACGAGAATTCCTTGATCGTCATCCCGAGCTCGAGGACGGCGATCTTGAAGGCGTTGTCCGCACCGGCGTAGACCCGCTCGATGCCGGCGCGGATGCGGTCGGCGACCTCCTTGTTGGCCAGCTTGCCCGGCATCTCGATCACGGCGGAGGGGCGTGCGCCGTTGGCGAAGAACTTTGCCGTGAACCGTTCCGTGGCCAGCATCACCGCGACTGTCTCGCGGTTCTGGATGAGCGGCGACACGCCCCACGTCCCGCCGTTGCGCGCCTCGTCGTTGCTCGCCCGGTAGGGCACGTGGATCACGTCCTGCCAGGTGAGACCGCGCTCCATGCCGGTCTGTGTCGCCACGTCGAAGAACGGCTCGCCGTCGTCGGCCCACCGGGGCGTGACACTGCCGTGCTGCAGGACCGCGAGCCGGTCGAGCACGCCGCGCTCGCTCCTGTAGACGCGTGAGCAGCCGTTGCCGTGAGCGAGCGCCATGTCGACGAGGGTGCGGCGCCACGTGTAGGGCGACAGCCAGGGTGCGGGGCCGAACTTCAGCAGCGCGTGGAGCGGATGCTCGACCGCGGGCTCGAGGCCGTCTTCGGTACGGCGCTTGAGGTCGAGCGGCACTTTGGCCAGATCGTCGGACAGCACGTTGATGCAGGCCGAAATGCCGGGCACGGTGCGCGCATCGGCAACGCCGACCCTGAGACCGGTCGCGGTCAGATAGTCGCGCTCGATCCCCTTGAGCCAGTCGTCGATGTACCGGTCCTGCGCCGATATCTCGGATCCGCCGAGCAGCTGCGACCACATCCCCATCACTCACCCCGAGTCCGGAGCGAGCCGATCACGGCGACGGCGAACAGCAGGGTCCCGGCGCCGACGAAGCCGGCGGGCGGATAGTGCAGCCACAGCCCGTAGCCGGTGAGCCCGATGCCGCCTACGCCGAATGCAAGCCGCCAGGCATCGGCAGAGACGACCGCATCCTTGACGCGCGCCGCGATCCTGTTCAACCCCATACCGGCACCTCGTAGTCCTCACCGAAAGTTTCCGGCTCGCCCGGATCCCTGAGCGCGATGCCGATCGCCATCACCAGCGCCGCGATGCCGTCGATCCGGTCGGTCGACTTGGCTTTCGACGGCTTGAAATTGTCGGCCGCGTCGGTCTCGACCGCGACCACCTGGGCATGGCGGCGCAGCAGCGGGTGGCCGCCGTGGTGGAAGCCGTTGTCGACGAGCAGGTCTTCCAGCTTCTTCGACGGCGGGCTCAGCGAGCGCATGCCGAAGCGGAAGAGCACGACCGGCAGGCCCTCCTGCTGGAGCTTGACCGCGGTCTCCAGCGCGTTCCACGGGTCGATCGCCAGGCCGCCCTGCTCGGCGGGACGGGTGTCGTCGCCGGCATAGGCGATCTGGAATTTCTCCGCGTCGCGGTAAACCTGCTCCTGGATGAACCCGTAGTCGACGACGTTGCCCGGCGTCGGGGTCAGCGCGCCCTCGGCGACCCAGCGCTCGTAGGGCAGCTTGTCGCGCCTGGCGTGGACCCCGATCATCGCCTCGGGCTTGTAGAACCGGCAGACCACCGCCGGGACGGCAAGGCCGGGCTGGGGCGGGAACCACCACACCAGCGCGGAGAGGTCGATGGTCGAGGACAGGTCGATCCCGCCGAAGCAGCGCTTGCCGCGCAGGCTGTCCTCGAGCTCGCGCCAGCCGAGCGGGCCCGCGCAATGGTCCCAGCCGTAGGCGCGGCCGTTGTCGTCGACCGCCGCCATCGGCAGCCAGCGGACCGCCTGGTCGGTCCAGACGTTCAGCTGATAGTTCTTGAAGCTGTTCTCCAGCCGCGGCAGCTGGCGCGCACGCCGTGCGTTGGCGCGCATGGTCTCCAGCTTCTTGGCGCGCCCCAGCGACGGGTTGGCCTTGTACCAGGTCTCCTCCGCCTGCCAGTCGTCGTCGGGGTCGGCGGCGTAGATCACCACTAGCGTCTCCGGGTCCTCGATCGTCCCGTCGAGGATGCCCTGGCACTCGTCCCAGACCTCGGCGCCGTAGGTCCCCTTCTTGCCGGCCGTGGAGATGAGGAACTCCAGCGGCTGCTCGCGCGACGCCTCGGAGTCGTGCATGAACTGGTAGAGGTCGCCGGAGGTCCACTCGTGGATCTCGTCGCCGACCAGCCCCGAGACGGAGAAGCCGTGCTTGCCCTCGGCCTTGCCGGTCATCGGCTTGAACGCGCCGTTGAGCGCCGGGCAGTAGATCGAGGTCTTGAACAGGGCGAGGTGGTCGGCCAGCGCCGGCGACCGCGACACCATCGCCGTGGCGCGGTCGAACACGATCCGCGCCTGGTCCTTGTTGGTGGCGATGGCGTAGACCTCGCCGCCCTCCTCGGCGTCGCCGACCAGGATCAGCAGCGCGATGCCGGCGGCGAGCTCGGTGTTGTGCGTCGGCGTCATGCCTGGCCCGGCCAGGAACAGATGCGACGGGCTGTCGACCTGGATGCACCTGACCGGCACGCTCTCGACCGGATCGATGGCGGTGACCTTGAGCGTGTCGCGGCGGGATTTCCCGTCGGGCCTGCTGCGCAGACGCCCGGCATGGGCCGGGCGCAGGGCAAGCCCGTCTTCCGGTGCGGCGTAGAATCTGATCCGGTATCGCGGCCCCATGTCGCGCCCCGCAAGCCGGGCGCGGTCCTGACCCCAGGACGTTTTGTAGCCGAGGCTCCGGATCAACTCGACGATATCGGCGCGCAGCCCGTCCCTGACCGTGACGATCTCGATCTGGCCGTGCTTCTCGACGTGCCCGTCGGTGTCGACGATGCCCTCCAGCAGAGCGCGGCGCTGGTCGATCGAGCCGCGCAGGTAGGACGGCGGGATGCGCTTGTCGGCCAGGATGCCGAGGTCACGCAGCATCGCCCTCGCCTTGCGCGACGCGCCCGACACTTCCCCGAGCCAGTAGGCGGGGGCCGGGTCAGAGGCGGATGACGGCACCAATGCGGCACTGCAATGCGTCCTGATCCGCGCGAGGACATGCCGTTTCTTCGGACCCAGGCAGATCCTGGCGTCGCCGGTCACGCCGTCGCCGAGCCAGGC